CGACGGGCCCCAAACCTACAAAGTCGTTCTTGTTCACGTTGAGCCCCTTATGCGGCCTTGAGGCGCGTGATTTCGTCTTCTATAGCTTCGATCTTCTCGCCATACTTTTTCAGCCGGGCCTCATACTCGTCGATCCGCTTTTGGGCTCTGTCCCATCGCGGCGTAACGAGGCCCTGCAAAGCCTTGGCTCGTTGCTCGGGGCTGAGCTGCTCCAGGCTTTTGGCTTTGGCCTGGGAATCCTCGGCCGCCTCTAGCTTGGCCTCTAGCTGCTCTTGGCGCTCTTGGTAAAAGGCCAGCGAGACCTCCAACTTTTCCAGCGCCTGCTTGACTTCCGTCGCGGTTGGCGGGCGGCTTCGTGCCAGGAGTCGGCGCTGGCGTTCTTCTTCTTTGGCCGCGCGGACTGCGGCACGCTGCTCACGCTTTGTGGCCTGCAGCCGGTCGCGCTCGACGGCCTTTTCAAGCGCGGCAGGGGATTTGCTCCAGACAAAGGGCTTTGGCACATATTCGGGGTCTTTTCGGCGTGCCTCTAGCTCGGCCTTGCGGGCGGCCTTCGCGGCAGCGTCGTCGGCCATCTGCTGCCGCAGCTCTTCGACCAGGTTCTGAGCAAAGCCCGGCTCGGTGTCTTCGCGAAGCCTAGTGTCGGCCTGGCCGCTGGCCATCAGGTGCGCGGCAATAGCGTCTCTCTTTCGGGCCCTATAGCGAAATTGCGTGGCGTTTCGGCGCTCGCGCAGTTCTTGCGGCGTTGGCTTTTGGTGCTGGATCCGGCCGCCCTCAGTCAGGCCGTGATACGTGACAGCCCAGAGGTCGCCCGGTGGCGTGGGTATGTCGAGGCTCCAGGCGGGCAGCAAGTCGCCGCCGATCAGGTCGCGGTACTCGCGGCGTAGGCGGCTGAGGCTGACGTGGATTGAGGCGCGGGCGTAGTCGTCGAGCGGGAAGTAGATGGTCTGGCCCGGCTCCATGCGCTGCACGCGCTGGGCGAAGGATAGGGGATCGGGTTGTCTTGGCATGGTGGCTTCCTACGGGTGGTTTGTTTGGGTGCGCTAAGCATAACATAAGTTTAGATGGGCGGCAAAACCTCTGTTCATATGGTTTGAAGTCCGAATACCATGTGGGCTGCTTCAAGGCTTATCGGTGTGGTAGCTCTAAGCTTCAGATAACAGAAAGACGTAGGATTTTCTCGGGCCACGCGGAAAACTGGTATCCACCATGTACTGTGTCATCACCACATTACGTTTGGACTTCAAACCATATGAACGGAGGTTTCGCAGGTGGCGTTAGGATATTCGGGGCGTCGCGATTGGCTGGGCATCCGCCATAGTGCGGGCAATCAGCGGGCGGACGGCGAAGCCGTTGGGCGGCAGTGCGTAGAATGTCAACATCGTTTTGACATAGGAGAGTGGCCGATGGCCGGACTCAAGAAAAAGCACGAGGATGTAGCCCGACTGAAGTCAGAGCCGGAGCTCGTTGAACAGATCATCGAAATGGCTGAGGCGGGAGTTCAGATATCGAAGATCTGCTATGTGACGGGCATCAGCAAGCGTGCGCTGTATGCCTGGCAAGATTCCTCGCCGGAACACGCCGACCTGTTTGCGCGTGCGCGGGTGAGGGCCGCCCATGACCTGGTTGACGAGGCGCTGGAGATAGCAGACAACGCGGATCCGGAGTACGTACAGAAGGCGAAGCTGCAGGTGCAGACGCGCCAATGGACCGCTGAGCGCTGGAACCGCAAGGACTATGGCCAAGCAAAGGCCGAGGTGGCCATCAGCATCTCAGGGCTGCATATCGAGGCTCTGAAGCGCCGCCATTCGGATGCGCCCATTGATGTCACGGACGTGGTGCCCAAGCCAGTGAGCCAGGTATCGCAAGCGCCCACGCAAGAAGAGCTTGATGCCCTGTGAATAACTCATGATGCGCACACGCGCACGCCAGCTCAGGCGACTTAACATAATGCCCGTTGTGTATAGTCGACCGTCGTATGCGCCGAGCTGTGGATAACCGTAGCGTGTTGATAACCTGTGGATAAGTCGGGCTGTCGGCGAGTCGGGGGCGCGGACCCCCACCCGGGGGGCCGTGGGGCCCCGCAGGGGCGGCTTGGCAAGGCCCCTATACGCAGCTCCGACTTCCCGAAAAAAAAAATTTTGGACTTTTTGAAAAACGGGACTTACCGAAAACCCGACTTCCCGAAAACCCGACTTCCCGAAAACCCGAAAACCAGGCCACCAACGACTCTGCGACAATCGGATCAGCGAAAGGCACCACATGACAAAAAAGTCAAAGTCCGAGAAGCGCACGCGCCCTGTGCGCCTGAGTCCCGTACTCTGGGAAACCCCTGCGAGCCTGTACGCCGTAGATAGCAGCGACGCCCTGGCCGCAGTGCTGCGCCGTGAGGGCGTGCCGCCGGATGAGTGGATGTCGTTTCTGAGAAATGAGTCAAACGACCGCGTGGCCCTGGCCGAGGTGCAGTATTACGACGGCGGCGCTTTGTGCGTGGTGTGCTTTGGCGAGAGCCTGTTCGACTCTGACAACGTTACGAGCTCGCAGATCCTGACGCTCACGCATGAAGCGGTGCACGTATTCCAACGCCAGTGTGATTTGATGGCTGAAGAGGCCCCGGGCGATGAGGTCCAGGCCTACGCCATTGAGCGCATCACGCAAACCCTGATTGACGCATTGGTGTCGCTTAAGAGCCAGCGCCGGGCCATTAATGCGCCAAAGACAACAGAGCAGCCCAATGACGCAGCCCAGTAAAAACGAGTTCGACGACTTCCTTGAGCGCTACTACGACAGGCCCGACCTGTTCGTGCGCGAAGTGCTGGGCCAAACGCCCGAGCCGTGGCAGGACGAGGCCCTAGGGGCGATGGCCAGCGGTGAGCGCCGCATCTCCATTCGATCGGCCCACGGCGTGGGTAAGTCGACATTTGCCAGCTGGGCCTCCATCTGGTGGGCCACGACGCGCTACACCGTCAAGGTCGTCATCACTGCGCCCACGAGCAGCCAGCTGTACGACGCCCTGTTCGCCGAACTCAAGGCCCAGATGCGCAAGATGCCCGAGGGCCTGCTGAGCCTGTTCGAGGTCAAGCAAGACCGTATCGAACTCAAGTCCGCCCCGACGGAAGTGTTCATCTCCGCGAGAACAAGTCGAGCTGAGCAGCCCGAGGCCATGCAGGGCGTCCACGCCGACTACGTGCTGCTGATTGCCGACGAGGCGTCTGGCGTGCCCGAGGCCGTGTTTGAGGCCGCTGTGGGCTCGATGTCTGGCCACAACGCCGTGACGCTGCTGCTGGGTAACCCCACGCAGTCCTCTGGCCTGTTCTACGACACCCACAACCGACTTCGCGATGAGTGGTGGACCAAGCGCGTATCGGCCTTCGACGTGCCCAACCGCGTCTCCGCAGACTTCATCAAGGAAGTGGCCCAGACCTATGGCGAGAACTCCAACGCGTACCGCATCCGTGTGCTGGGCGAGTTCCCGCTGGCGGACGACGACTCGATCATCCCCATGAGCCTGCTCGAAGCGGCCAAGGTTCGTGACATTTCTGTCAACCCCTCGGCCCTCGTCGTGTGGGGCCTTGACGTGGCGCGATTCGGATCAGACAGGACTGTGCTGACCAAGCGCCGCGCGACCAAGCTCTTGGAGCCGCAAAAAGTCAAGCGCAACCTCGACACCATGCAGGTGGTCGGCTTCGTCGTCAACGAGTGGAACGAGACCCTGCCCCAGCACCGGCCCGTCGAGATCATGGTCGACTCCATTGGCCTTGGCGCTGGCGTGGCCGACCGGCTGCGCGAGATGGGCCTGCCGGCCAAGGACGTCAACGTCAGCGAGTCCCCTGCCTTTGGCGAGAAGTACGTCAACCTGCGGGCTGAGTTGTGGTTTCGGGGCAAGGAGTGGCTGGAGAAGCGCAACTGTTCGCTGCAGGAGGCCGACGGGCACTTAATCGACGAGCTGGCCATGGTCAAGTACAATTTCACATCAAACGGCAAGATCAAGGTCGAGTCCAAGGACGACCTCAAGAAGCGGACCCGCGACAAGAGCAGTCCCGACTTGGCGGACTCGTTCCTGCTGACCTTTGCCGGAGAGCAGGGTGTGCAAGTGGCTTCGGCTGGTGCGCACAAGCACAGCTGGAACAAGCCGCTGCGCCGCAACTTTTCACGGCACACCTAAGAGGCCCACATGGACAAAGACTTCGACAGCAAAGATGAGACCTATCTGGTTGAGGAAGACGAAAACGGCGGCGCAAGCCCCGACGACAAGCTGCCCGAAGGGCTTGCTGAAGCGCTTGCTGCAGAAGTTACTGATGCCGTAGCCTACGTCGAGGAGGCCTTCTCTGACGTCCAGGCCGACATGACCGAGTTCTACCGTGGCGAGCTGCCCGGTATCCGCGAGGAAGACGCCGACGACAACCGCTCGGACTTCGTGAGCCGTGACGTGCACGACGCCGTCGCGGCCTATATGCCCGACCTCATGCGCGTCTTCACCGGCCCTGAGCACGTGCTGGAGTTCCGCCCCAATGGCGAGGCAGACGAGAAGTACGTCGAGCAGGCCACTGCCGCAGTGCGCAACATCTTTGAAAACGAAAACGACGCCTGGGGCATCATCCATGGCGGCCTCAAGGACGGCCTGATTCGCAAATTCGGCGTGGCCACCTGGTTCTTTGAAGAGACCGACGTCAGCTACGAAAAAGAGTACACCGGCCTCGACCTCGAAGCCATGACCGTGCTCTTGAACGAGCCTGACATCGAAGTTCTCGAAATGGAGAACTACACCCCCGAGGACCCAGAAACCGGCACTGAGACCTACGACCTGAAGCTGCTGCACAAGCGCTCAGTCAAGAAGTACGTGGTGGACCTGGTGCCGCCCGAGGAACTTATCATTGCCCGCGCGGCCCGCGCTGCGGACGGCAAGCGCTTCATTGGCCGCCGCCGCTCTATGCCCATCCACGAGCTGGTGGCCATGGGCTACGACGAGGACGAGCTCAAAGAGTTCGCGGGCGCAGGTGGCGACAGCCAGCTCAAGACCAACGCACTGACCTACGAGCGCAACCCCGAGGGCCAGAACATGGGCCCCGAGCGCCAAGACGAGGGCGGCAAAGAGGTGCTGTACGTCGAGGGCTTCATGGAGTGGCTGATTGACGGCCGTATGCAGCTCGTCAAGGCCTGTATGCTGGGCAACGCCTACAAGGTCAAGAGCTGGGAAAAGGTCGAGGCCATTAACCTGGCCGTCTGGACCCCAGACCCCGAGCCACACACCCCGATCGGCGA